AAGCTTTGCCGCCTCAAGTGCTGCCAGGTTAGCAGCTCTGTTGCTCTCCGTTCGTGTAATGGCTAAAGCCCTGACAGGTGATGCAATCTCTCGCTCTATCTGCTGGGCGGTCTCAAAGAAGGTCAGCTGCTCAGTTGTGCTTGTTGTCAGGATGTTTAGAATCCGCTCCTTTGTCGTATTCTCTACAAGTGTCAGCAGCTCAAGAGCCTGCCGCGTAAGTATCTCCGTGATGGTCAGCAAAAAGTTGGCGTTGAAGAATCCTATCTTTTGCCCCTTTTTTAGCTCTCTATTCATCATCATGCCAAATTCATTGGCTACCTGCTTATGCATCTGGTTGACTGCCGTGAGCAGCTGCTCATTGAGAAGCTTCAGAGATTTGTAGGCTTGCTGAAAGCCGACATCCTCAGCTTCCTTGATTAGCCGCTTGGCCTCATCGGTCAAAGCCTTCTGCACGCGTGGCAGGAATTTATCCTCGTGCTTCTTGAGCAGTTGGTGCCATCTCTTCCAGTATGATCTTCTTTGCCGTGATGTCATTGATAAGTCTTTGCCGATATGCCTCTCTCGCCGCTTGCCTCATGTTAAACTCTGTCAAACAAGTACGCTCTGTCGGTATCTTCGGAAACCGCTGGTATACCAGCACATTCACAGCCGACAGCTCGTCCCTTGTCATAGCTGCCCCAAGTTTTCGCCTCCGCTCAAGTCCATCGCAGCCTGGTCGATAGGTATCATTCCTTGGGCGATGTATGCACTCTCAAAGCTTCCACCCTTTGGCTCATAATTCATAGCCACTCGCTTCTCGTCAAAGGTCAGCCAGTCCGCTGCCTTAAGGCCGTTCACCATCTTCTCCATGTCCCTTTGCAATTCAGGGAGGGCCATGATGTCGAAGTCTATGAAAACGTTCTTGTCTCCCATCCGCGGCACCAGCCATCTGTTCAGCTCGTCTCTTAGCTGCGCACACATTGGTACGATGGTGTTAGTCACCAGATCACGGAGTGCGTTCTGGTAGTTGTTGTCGGCCATGTTGTCTGCGCTGAACAGCACCACCGGCATGGAGAACACACGGCACCATTGCTCCAGGCTAAACTTCAGCGTATCCACCAGCGCCATCTCGGAGCTTGTCAGACCAAAGTTCAGGAACTCCCACGGAGTCTGAAGCATGGCCACCTGCCCATACCGGTCATTGTTGTTCACCCGGTCAGCAAGTGCTCTCTGCATGTTGGCCGCTGTTTTCTCGTCAACCAATGGTATCTGATTGCCTATGGCCTTTGGCACCAGCGCACCCTTCGCCCCACCATTGGCCATGAGCTTGGCCGCTGCCAGGCTTGCCTCCTTGCCCATGAGATAATTGTTCCATGCGGCCTTAATCGGTGACACACCACGCAAATGCACGCGTGTCACGCTGTCGAATTGTGGGTTCCAGCTCTTCCACTGAAGCACGTCAGACTTCTGCAATGCTATGTTGCCGGTGGCAGATGCCAGGTACCAGCCGGAGATGCCGAACAGGTCATTGGGGTCTGCGACAATGTCCATGAACTGAGATGGCATGATGAGCAGCTCTGTAAACTGCCCTTCATCCACACTGCCATCATTGCCCCACATGATGCCCTCGCCGGTCAGGAAGCGCATACCGAAAAGCTGTTCAAAGAACTGATCTTGTCCTTGGTATCCGTTCGGCCGCTTGAGTAGTGTGGCCGTTGGACTGTCTTCGACAATCATATTTTCATCGTATGCGGCTTTCCTTTCCGCAATGGCCCGGTCAAGTGCACCAGGATGGCCAAGACCTTTGGTCAGTTGTTTGTATCGTTCAAGGCTCATGCGTGCCTTTGTGCCAGTCTTCTTCTCGTAGACATACCAAGGGATAGATGCAGCCTTTCGTGCAAGGAAGCTGACAATGGCATAGACATCCGCATTATCCTCATATGCCTGAGTGTACTTCTTGCTGTCGAACTGGGTAAGTATCTGACCCTGATTAACAGGCACTATGCCATAATTGGCAGTATTCGGATTCAGGCCTTTGCGTCTCAGGATACGATCAATTATGCTCATAGTACTCCCCAGGTAAGCCTGGGCTGTTTTAATTTAGAAAATACGGCATATCGCATGGCATCCACCAGGTGATCGTCCATCTTCACAGGTTCTTTGTCTATCACCTTCCCATTCATGTCAGTCTTCCACTTATATTTTCTCAGCTCGTTCAAAAGATTGTTGGATGATGCCGTTACATACAAAGGTAATGACTTCACTTTCATGATGCCTGCATACACATCCTTGTCGGCAGGCTTTACATTTAGTCCCGCTCTGTACAATTCCTCAATGGTTTTCGGCTCGGCTGCATCGCAATAAATCTCAGCCATATGGTCAAGCACCTTATCGGGTATAATCTCAATCAATTCGCCCGTAGTTATACCCGACTGGTAGTACATCTCATGCACATAAATGCACTCATCCGCCAATGTCACGCGCACCATTGCAGTCGGGTTTCGATATCCAAAGTCAAGACCATAGAAGACCTCCCCTTGTGGCACTGAGTCCACGATCTTGAAGTGCGTGTATATCTGCTCCTGACTAGCTCCCCTCTCCCCCAATCCGAATACCTTCCACATCATCGGGTCGGCATCCTGGTAGCCTTCAATGACCTTCTTCTGTGGTGCCGGGAGAAAAGCATTGTCCATGTATGTGCTGTGAATCTTTACCGCATCATCAGAGTCTGCAAGGTGGTAGCACCAAATGTCAAAGTCAGACGGGTTCAGGTCAGTGATGACCTTGAACCTGGTCCGCATGTCAAGTTGATCAAACAGTGCTTTGCTGAGCAGGTTGGCCTCATTGCAGAATAACAGATCACGCCCCGGCCCCTTCGCCCGGTCATGATCCTCAAGCCCAAAGAACTCAACATAGGTACCTGAGTCGAAGTGGTAGATGTTGTCGGTCTTGTTGTGCATCGACTCATCGTACCACTCCCAGCTTTCAAGGATGTCAAAGAAGTCCCGCATGGCCCCACGCTTCAGGTGTGGAAGGGAGTGGCTCACCACGCTGATCTTCTTTTTGCTGTTGTTCGTGCCCCACCAGATCAGGCACTGCATGATGCCATATGTCTTGCCTGACCTGGCACCACCTTCATGGCATATGTACCTGTGCTGGCCACTCAGAGCCTTTGCCGTCAGCCTTGCTGGCCGGTTCAGTCTAACCCTGATCTCCTGACTCGTCTGACTCAAAGATGACTTTTTTGTGAGAGAGATTGACATCAGCGTTGACCTTCTGAGTGTTCAGCCTGGCCAGTTCATCGTCAGATGACAGGAGCTTAAACTCAGCTATCTGGAGTGTGGCATTGTCGCTGTTCCTCCAGTTACGGCGCATCTTCTTTTTGATGGCCGTCTTCTGAGCCTCAATAGCCTTCTTTATGTCCTCGTCTTTATTGAGTTCATGAGTATACAAGGTGGCCACATGAGCCTTCATGTACAGGTGAATCTCTCCGAAGGTTGTGATCTCCTCCCGGTCAATTATTTCCAAAGCCTGCCGCTTTAGTTCGTCTCTATCGTATGCCATGTCACAAATTTACACCATTGTCATGCACCTCAAAGTCATGCCCCCACTTTGACAGCTTAGATGTCAGCTCGACTAGTTGGTCAGGATGTACGTCAATGGTGACAGTTATCCCCTTCCTGGCTGTCTGATCAAGCTTCCGCATTACCTCGTTAGTCATGCTTATGACAATTTCGTCTCCAACGCTTGCTAAATCGTTTAAGTTTTCGATTGCATGTATAACCGTGGTGTGATGCCTTACTTTGCCATTTGAGGCCTCAAATAGCCTCGCAGATGCGCTGTATGTCATGCCGAAGATATCGCGGGCTACTTTATATCCGATAGCTCTTGCCATGACAGTATGCCTCTCTCTCGTTCTGCTCATCAGCTTGACCCGACTTATGCTGAAGGTCTGGCATAATGTCTCAACCAGCAGCTCCCTATTCTCCTGTGTGTTAAGTATCATAGTTCAAGTTTTAGGCGTGGCTTTGTTATCTCCCCAGTCTCAAGGTTTGCCACCCACCATCTGGGAGTGGTACTGACATACTTCAAAGGCTGGTCTTCAAGAAAGCGGGTAAAGGCAGCCAGTGCCTGCTCCTCAGAGAAGGGTCCTCTGGCTAAAACTTTGTCCGGAGTAACCTCAAGTAGTACGATGTTCATCTTGCTCATGATGTTTGGTTTTAAATGTCATTCCCAGATTCCCACTTTATTTTCCTTTCTTATATACATATATACATGTATGTATGTATTTATATATTTTATTACTTTTTTCTATATTAGTTATAAATAAGTGGGAAAGTGGGTAAGTATATGATTATTAATATTTTATCTGTCGGAATTGCTGTAGGAATATTAACTTAAAAGTGTGCATGACAATTTATAACTCGGATTTAAAAAGGAACATTTTGATCTTTCCCACCTTCTTTATCTTCTAACATGCTATTATTCCACCCATTCCCAGAGTGCCGCCATGCGATAAGTCGGTAAAGCCTGCCGCCTTCATATGATTTTTTATGACTGAAATTTACCTCCACTTTGTTATGGTCGGCCCATAATTTAAACCACTGAGTGAGCTTTGTGGTAGTCAATTTAGGTATGTTTTTCAGCTTCTCAAGCAGGTCCTCCTTCTTCATGACAAAGTAGTAATCCGGATTTTCTTGGTTGAGATAGAACTGTGCCATGTTCACAGCATTTGTCACCAGCTTGCCGTCCGGCGTTGTAATCCTTGCATTTTTAACAATGGTTGGAGCAAAGTCAAAAAAGTTCATCTGTAGCTGGTCATCCATGTATGCAATGAAATCAGGATGAGTCTGGTTGTTTAGGATACGCAGTGCGCTATT